CGATGGATAAATGCAGCGGTATCGCACTTTTGTTGCTAACAATGTGCGGTTCCAGGGCGACACGTGGCATGTGTAACGCATTCTGTGAAATCATGGAACGGTTTGTCCTTCATCGTAAATTCCCCAACAGAGTTGAGGTAAGTGAAGAGGCGGCCGGAATTGATCCCTCCAGAAGTGCAACATATCGGCGAACGTGGCAGCAAATTCTTTTGTCGGCAGTGGTTAAGCTGACGATCGGACTTGCTCTTGCGCTATGGGCATATTCGGAAGTGTGCTCATGGGACACATCAATCAGATGTGTGGGCTGGGGTCATATCGGAAGGATAGAGGGAACCATTGTACCTTCCTGGCCGAAACCCCAGATGGGAAGTGTCATTATTTGGATTTCCCAGGTTTACCGGGCGTTGATCAACGATTCCCCTTTGTTGGTCATAGATGGTTTGAAGGTGTGGACCATGGACCCGAAGATGGTATTGGATATACCATGGCTCGTTCTCTCAGCCATCTGCTTTTCCACGCAGATGGTGGGCCTTTGTTACGAAGTGTGTGAGTTATGGAGGGAATTAACCACAGCCGACCCAGTTAGCGAACTTCTGGATACTGATCCAGCATGGGCGGGACACTTAGTAACACCAACAATCCGTAATAAACGTCGTAGAGTACCACGCATGGCGACCGAGTTAGCTGATATAGCTAAACTCCGCCACAAGCCAGACGAATATCCGGATACAAGAGAGAACCGCATAATCCTGTATAGGTATATTAGTGATTATGCAGTCGCTGCACGTAGGCAGAAAGAGCCAGGATTTGAATCAATCCGCACTCGAGACTTGAAGCATGTTGTGATGCATGCATTGGAATTGTACTTCATTCCAACGTCCGACGAACTCGAACTGCAAAACTTGTATGCGACAAGGGAGGTGGAGGCCAGGCGTGAGCTTGACATCCGCAACCCTGCCCCTTCCCTATAGGGGAGCTTGGCTCAATGTGAGGGTATTTCCACTCAAACCAACGTCCAATACTATCAGGACGGGTTAGGAAGAGGTGAGGCCCTCGAGATCATTGAGACCAGGCAGGGAAGGATTGCCCCAAGAAAGTTCTATAAATTTTGGGGCGGAGGAGGCGTGCGTTATAAGGTTCCCAACAATGACATGATGTCAGTGGTTCATGCCATTGTTGAGAGGGTGTTTTACGTGAAAATCGACGGTAAATTCCAGAGACCGCCGGTGTTCTCGACTAAGTTCAGTCGACTCCAAGGAGTCAAGGACCGGCTTTGTGAAATCATTGGTAAGTTGAGCCCATGTACACCACAGGCTTTCTGTGAGAGTTATGGTGGCAACAAACGAAGACTTTACGAAGCTGCAGCCGAGTCACTTAAAACAAGCCCGCTCGAGTGGAAAGATTCGTGGATTAAATGCTTCACCAAAGCGGAGTATATCAAGCCAGGTGGAGTGCCTAGAATCATCCAACCGAGGTCACCGAGATTTAACGTATGTCTAGGATGCTATCTCTCTCCAAACGAAAAGACTATCCTCCACGCCATGGACGAAATGTTCATTAAGGATTTGCACCCGAATGTCGAACTCCCTACCATAGCTAAAGGCCATAACTTTGCCAAGCGTGGTCAATACATTGCTGAGAAATGGGCAACCTTTTCTGACCCAGTATGTATAGGAGTAGATGCTGCAAGATTTGATCAACACATCAATGAGAAACTACTCGAATTCGAGCATTCGATTTACGAGCAAGTATTCAGTGGAGATCACTTCCATGTAGGGGGTCAAAGACTGAAGACATTACTAAAGTGGCAACGGAGGAACGTGGGTAGATGGAGAGGGGTGGAAGGGAAGATCAGGTACAAGACAAAGGGGTGCCGAATGAGCGGGGATATGAATACCAGTCTGGGAAACATCCTCATCATGACAGGGTTGTGGTATCGTTTTATCAAAGACATTCGGAAATATTATAAAAATAAGGGATGTCAGAGATTCGATGCGCAACTTTACAATGATGGGGATGATTCTGTGCTAATCGTGGAACGCCGTCATGCGGATTTCGTGGCTAGCATCCTCAAGGAATGGTTTAAAGAGTTTGGGATCACAATGGAATTTGATGGAATCTATAACAGATTAGAAGAAATCACATTTTGCCAAGCTCGGCCTGTCTTTGATGGTCAAGGCTGGTATCTATGTCCTAACCCTCACAAGCGGTGTTTCAGTGATCTGGTGACCATGAAGAATTTGGGCCCGTCTGACAGGAACCACAAGCTATTCAACCTGCAGCTAGGAGCAATAGCAGCATGCGGACTAGCAGCAAATGGTTCCACTCCAGTCCTGAGAAACCTGTATAGGAGGATGGGGACGGGGGTG